AGGATGCTTATGATGCTTCTGTTGGAATTGTTCGCCCTCACACTCATCGCAGTTGGGGTATTCTTGATCTCAGTTCCAGCAGGCCTGATCTGTTCAGGTCTGATGGTGCTTCTATTGGTGATCGCAGCAGAACGTGGTGAGAGGAAGAAGTCGAAATAATGTTGTCGCGTCTGTTGCCTGGTGGAGAGAACCGAGCTGTCTCTTTCCAATCGCTGTTCGCCGCCGGTGATGGGTTCACCGTTTCGACGAACGCTGGCACCGTCATCACACAGAATGATTCGCTGAAGATTGAGGCGGTCTATGCGTGTGTGCGTCTGATCGCCGACTCCATCTCCACACTCCCCGTTGACACGTTCATTCGGGTTGATGGTGAGCGTCGCCCGTTTCGCCCACGCCCAACATGGCTTGACTACCCAGAGTCAGGTGTAACCCGCACCGAACACTTCCAGCAGGTTCTGGTGTCTCTGCTGTTGGATGGTAACTCGTTCACTCGCATTCTGCGGGATGATGCTGGGGTTGCTGGGTTGGTGGTGTTGAATCCTCAGCGTGTTGAATGTTCTCGTGACCGTGTGACTCGTCGCCCGATCTACATCTTCGAGCAGCGTGATGTGATTCAGGCTGAGGACATGATTCACATCACCGAGTTGCGTATGCCTGGTGAGTTGCGTGGTCGTTCACGAATCGATCTGGTGAAAGAGAATCTTGGGTTGGCGAAAGCGTTGGAGGAGTTCGCTGCACGATTCTTCGGCCAAGGCTCCTCAGCGTCCGGCATCATCGAGTTCCCAGGCAATCTGACTCGCGAGCAGGCGAAAGATTTGGTGGACGGCTTCGAGCAAGGCCACAAAGGTTTGCGTCGTTCGCATCGCCCAGGCATCTTGTTCGGTGGCGCAACCTTCAACAAGACCACCGTCGACAATGACTCGGCACAGTTCCTAGAGTCGCGACGCTTCGCAGTCGAAGAGATTGCTCGCACATTCCGTTGCCCACCATCGATGCTGGGTGTGACGACGCCTGGTGCGATGTCGTATGCGTCGGTGGAACAGAACGGCATCCACTTCGTCCAGCACACGCTCCGCCCCTACATCGCCAAGATCGAGGACGGCTACCAGAAGATTCTCGACAACCGAGCCTTTCTGAAGTTCAATGTTGACGGTCTGCTCCGAGGCGACCAAGCCTCCCGCTACGCGGCATTTTCCACCGGCATCCAGGCAGGCTTCCTCTCCATCAACGACATCCACCGCATCGAGGACATGTCGCCAGTCGAAGGCGGAGACTCGTACCGTGTCCCGCTCGCCAACGTCGACATCAACGCAGCCAACCTCGCTGAGTTGGATCGGAAGAGCCTGATTGCTCAGCGTCTCATCCTCGCAGGCTTCGACCCAGCCGAAGTGCTGTCCGCGCTCGAACTGCCCGCCATCAACCACACAGGCCTCCCATCCACACAGTTGCAACCGATCTCCACCGTCAATCCAGCCGACCCCACCTCCGCTTATGAGGTGAAGTCACAAGACATGTCGATCACGATGCCTGAGGTTGTGGTGAACTACACCCCGCCAGCAGTCAACGTGCCAGCACCCGTCATCAATGTTCCCGAGACTGTTGTGCGTGTGAATGTCCCAGAATCCAAGCCGACGATTCGCACCGTTGAACGCGATGAGCATGGCCGAATCGTGAACATCATTGAAAGGGTTGAGGACTAATGGCGACAGGAATCTCCTCCTACATGGCGAACAAGTGGCTCGATGCGATGGGCAACAACACCTCGTTCGCTGTGACGACCGCCTACATCAAACTGCATGTCGGCGACCCAGGCGCAAACGGAACAGCCAACCCAGCAACCGAAACGACACGCAAGTCAATCTCGTTCGCCGCAGCATCGAGCGGATCAATCGCCTCAGATGCCGAGATCAGTTGGACGAACATCGCAGGCTCAGAAGACGCCACACACTTCACCGTTTGGGATGCGTCAACGGCTGGCAACTTCCTGTTCTCCGGCACGATCACCGGTAACCCGTACACCGCAGGCGACACCTACACCATCGCCTCCGGCTCACTCACCACCTCACTCACCATTGCGTCGTAGCCTCATGGCAACCAACTTCCCTACGTCGCTGGATTCACTCACAAACCCAACCTCAACCGACGGCCTTGATAACCCTTCGCATTCTGCACAACACGCCAACGCAAACGACGCCATCGAAGCGTTAGAAGCAAAAGTCGGAATCGATAACTCTGCTGTCACGACAAGTCTTGATTATTTGACACAGCAATCGAACGCCATCGCCTCATCTGGTCTAGCGTCAGGAACTTATTACACAACTTCATCAAATACGGCCACAACTGCAACAACAACAACAACTACTGGAACTGTCAGCTATTTGCCATTTCTTGTTGAGAAGACAACCACATTTGACAGAATTGCTTGTAGAACAAGCTCAACGGTTACTGGAACTTCAACGGTGCGACTCGGTATCTATAACAATTCCAATAAACAACCATCAACCGTTCTGCTGGATGCTGGAACAGTTTCTGTCACCGCAACAACCACGATTTATTCAATAACAATAAATCAAACCTTGAATCCTGGATGGTATTGGCTGGCTCATGTAGTCAATTCAACTACTGGCACACATTCATTCCTTCAAGTCGCGGATGCATATCCATTTGGTCAAGTACCATTGACTGCATCATTCGGCCTGCAACCTGGCTGGACACAGACCGGTGTGACAGGAGCATTCGCAACTGCTTCTCCTACTTCCACCACAAATAACAGGATTTTGGTTGCATTGAGGGTGGCATGAGTAGAGAAGTTGTGTACGGGATTGGCGGCCATGACCCATCAAAGCCAAACGATAACATCATCGAAATCATTGAAATACCTGATGAGGCTGAAGCACAGCCAGAGGAATAGTTATGACCGTCAACTATGACAGCGGTCTCTATGGTTACGATCAGGCGACAGTCACCTTCGATGGGACTGATAACGGCACACCGAAGACAAGATTCATTCTCGATGCTTCGACGCTAAATGATTTCTCTGTCGGCTTAGACGGAGCATTCCCTTTCACGACGACTGCGGTTGGTTCGGCTGGGTTGGGTGGGTTGGCTGGGTCGGCTGTCGCCGATGTTGTTGTCGCGGTTCAGGCGGTTGGTGTGGCCGAGTTGGGTGGTTTGGCTGGTTCGGTTTCTGCTTCGGTGTCGCATCAGGCTGTCGGGTCGGCGGTGCTGGGTTCTGTCTCGGGGTCTGTGTCGCCGATTGTGGTTCACAGCGTGGCGGCGGTGGCTGGGTTGGGTGCTGGTGTTGGGTTGGCTACGTCGTCGGTTCTTGTGCGGCCTTACGCCGACGGGCAGTTGGGGTCGATGGTTGGGTCTGCTCAGGCGACGGTTGTTCCTCAGCCGACTCCGACTCCTTCGTATCCGTCTGGTGGGAATCCTTGGTATCGACAACCGAAGGTTCCTGTTGAGAAGGTTTCAGTTGTTTCGGTTGAGGTTGAGTTGCCTCGTGTCCCTGAGCGAATTGTTGTTTCAGGATCATCTGTTGTGTCCTTGTCGGCGTCTGCTACTAGTGAAGTAACATGGTCAATACTAGAAGATGAAGCTGAGTTGCTTCTGTTGGTGTGAGGTTTGAGTGGCGTTCTATCATGGTGTGACATCAGTTGGCACGGTTCCTACACCTGTTGACGGCACTTTGCTCGGATTTCATGGTGGCAATCCGTACAAGATGCATATCAAGAACAATGACAATACGACCGAGTGCTATATCGGCGGGTCTAATGTGACGACTTCGACCGGCTACTTGTTGAGCAAGTTGGAGGCGTTGGATTTGGTTATCTCCCCAACGGACATTCTGTATTGTGTTTCGACGAAGAATGGTCACAACATTTCTTGGTTGACGGAGCCTGTCTGATGCCGTACTTCATTAGCAACACAAACCCGAACTGCTCAGGTTGGGCTGTCGAGAAGGAGGACGGTGAAGTGATCGGCTGTCACGGAACGAAACAGGATGCCATCGATCAGATGGTTGCAGTATCTATCGCTGAGGACATGGAGCCTGGTGGTGAACGAGCATTACCGAACGAACTGACCGAAGGCGACTTCGTGCGCTGGGATTCGTCCGGTGGTACGGCTCGAGGTCGCATCGAACATGTGATGCGTGAAGGCACGTTGGGTGTGCCTGGCACCGAGTTCAGCATCGAGGCAACGGAGGATGATCCTGCTGCGCTCATCCGAATCTATGAGGAGTACGACAACGGTTGGCGACCAACCGAAGTTCTCGTCGGCCACAAGTTCTCCACCCTCACCAAGATTGACCCGCTCCCCGAACCAATCGAGGAAGAGGACGAGATTGAAGAAGACGAGGACGAGTCCGAGGATCGTGTCGAGCAGAGAGAGGTGAATCTGGATGTCCCCCAATACATCAGGTCAGCAGCCCGAAAAGGGTTGGATTATTACGGGAAGAGCCTTGCAGGTGCAGGCGTTGTGGCTCGTACTGTTCGTGAAGCCCGTGAGATGGCTCAAGGAAGAATCACGGAAGATAAAGTCATTCGTGCAAACGCTTGGGCAGCTCGACATCTAGTTGACTTGGATGTCCCTCGCAACACGAACCCAGACAACGACGAGTTCCCTGGTGCCGGTGCAGTCGCCTTCTACCTGTGGGGTATTGACCCGACAGACCCGCAACCTGCGATGAACTGGTTTGAGGAGAAGTCGGATGCGATCAAAGCGGATCGTGAAGAGGCCGACAGGTCGTTCGCCTTCCATCGCAAAACAGAACAGAAGTCAACTATTGTGGATGCCATGACTGAACAGGTCGAGACGCGCAGGGTCACGTTCAACGAGTTCGAGCTTCGTGCCGCCCCGAAGGGTGATGGCATGTCGTTCACCGGCTATGCCGCAGTCTTCAACTCTGACTCGGAGCCGTTGCCGTTCATTGAGCGAATCATGCCTGGCGCGTTCGCCAAGTCTTTGCGTTCACGGAACAATATCCGAATGTACATGAACCATGACTCCAGCATGTTGCTCGCCACGACCCGTGCCAAGACGCTTCGTTTGCAGGAAGACTCCAAGGGTTTGCTCGTCGATGCCGACCTGCCAGATACTTCGGTTGGACGTGACCTGTCGGTGCTGATGCAACGCAAGGATGTGGATTCGATGTCGTTCGGTTTCACCGTCCCTTCGGGTGGTGACTCTTGGAGCGATGACGGGATGCAACGCACCTTGAAGCAGATTCGCCTGTTCGAGGTGTCGGTTGTGACAGGCTTCCCCGCGTATGCGGCTACGTCTGCGTCGGTGCGGTCGTTTGATGCGTTGGCTCAGCGAACCGGCATGGATGCCGACCAGTTGGCTGTCGCCATCACCAACCTTGAAGCAGGTCAGACTTTGACCCCCGATCACGCTGCGTTGTTGCGTGAGACTGTGGCAAAACTTGAGCCACAACCCGAGGCCGCTCCCGCCACGATTGGCATCATGGCGAAGCACCTTGAACTGTTGAAGAACATCTAGTAACTTTTAGTTACTGCATCGAATGAGCGGAGCCGCCTTCGGTGTTGCTGATCGCGGAGCCGCGACAGGCTAACCCTCCTGCGTATCCACAATCATCAACATCATCCCTACGGGGAGAAGGAATAACTACCATGAAGGAATACATCGACCGCCAGGTCGAGATTCGCAACCGCGCCTGGAACGAGGCAAAGTCGATTCTCGATAAGGCAGCAGCAGAGAAGCGTGACCTCACCGCTGAGGAATCGCAGACCTACGAGCGCATCTCCAAGGAACTCGACGAGCGTGCCAACACGATCGCCAAGCTCCGTGAGGATGAGGCTCGCGAACTTCGTCTCGATGCCGCAACCCGCGAAATCGCTGACCAGGCTCGCCCAGTCGCACAGGCACCAGTCGCCGACGATGCCGCCATCCTCCGCTCACTCGTCTCGGGTGAGAAGCGTGGCCACTCGTTCGAGCGTCGCGATGTCGTCAAGACCAGCACCGGCGCACCAGTCCCCACCTCGTTCTACGATCAGGTCATCATGAAGGCTCGCCTCGTCGCGCCAGTCCTTCAGACCTCGACCGTCCTGAACACCGCAGGTGGCGAGAACCTCCAGATCCCGTCGCTGTCCACCTACTCGGTCGGCACGATCAACGCTGAAGGTGCCGCAATGGGCGAGAGCGACCCAGCATTCAACGCGTTCATCACGTTGGGCGCATACAAGTATTCGTTCCTGACGCAGGTTTCCGAAGAACTCCTCACCGACTCTGGTGTCGACTTCCTCGGCTTCCTCGCCGATCAGGTCGGAAACGCGCTCGGCTACGCAGTCGGCTCCGCCCTCACGGTCGGCACCGGCACGGTTGAGCCAAAGGGAATCGTCACGGCCTCGGCTGTTGGCGGAACCGCAGGCACCGCAACCGCGTTCACCGCAGACAACCTCATCGACCTCCTCTACTCCTTGGATGGTGCAGCACGCAACCTCCCAGGCGTGGGCTGGATGATGAACGGCAAGTCAATCGGTGCAGTCCGTAAGTTGAAGGACACCGCTGGCAACTACGTGTTCCAGCCGTCCCTCGCAATGGACAGCCCAGACATGTTGCTCGGCAAGCCCATCTACGAGAACCCGTCGATGGCCGATGTCGCAACCGGCACCAAGTCCGTCATCGTTGGACACCTCCCGTCGTACTTCGTGCGCACGGTCGGTGGCCTTCGCCTCGACAGGTCGGATGACTTCGCGTTCAACGCAGGACTCATCACCTTCCGCGCACAGTTCCGCGTGGACGGCAACCTGCCGCAGACGAGCCACATCAAGCACCTGCTCCAGCCGTAACGCTGAAGCGAGTGCAAGCCACCTAACGGTGGTGTAAGTTTGAGGGGCGGGTCGGACACGCAGGGCGACCCGCCCCTCAATCCATTTCCCCTGCAACCTGCGAAGGAGTCTGCGTGAATGCTCGTCATCGTCAACAACACGCCGGTCGAGTTACCCGACCTGGAAGCGGAATTGCTGCTGCGTCGGGGCGTAGCGCACTTGCCGGAAGTAGCCGACCAGCCTCTTCCGAATCGTTACGAATCCTCTTCTACTCGAACGCCCCGTTCGCCCCGACCGGCTACGGAACCCAAACCGCGCAGCTCGTCCCGAGGCTCATCCAAGAAGGGAACGAAGTAGCGATCCACGCCATGTATGGCATCGAAGCGGTGCCGTCAATGTGGAATGGGATCAAGATGTATCCGCGTGGGATGGCACCGTATTCGGATGATGTGGTGACAGCGCATTGGATGGACTGGTCGAACGGCAACAAGAACCTGCCACCGATGCTGATGACCTTGTTCGATGTGTGGGTATTGAAGTCGGCGTCGCTTGACATCATCCCGAACATCGCATCATGGGTGCCGATTGACCATGCGCCTTGCCCGCCTGAGGTGGTGGCGTTCTGTCAGCGTAGGAACGTGAAGCCGATTGCGATGTCGCAGTTCGGGAAACGAATGTTGGAGGCTCAGGATGTTGAGTGTTTGTATGCGCCTCATGGCATTGAGGATGTGTTCAAGCCGACGGCCAAGTGGAGCAACGGTCAGCAGGAGTTGACTGGTCGACAGATCATGGGTATTCCCGAGGACAAGTTCGTCGTGATGATGAACTCTGCCAACAAGGGTGTGAACCCGTCACGCAAATCATTCGCTGAGAACATCCTGGCCTTCGCTGTCTTCGCTCAAACCCGACCAGATGCGATCCTGTATCTGCATACCGAGTCAATGGGTTCGATGGGTGGAATCAACCTGATGCATCTGTTGGAGGCTTGCGGGTTGAAGCCTGAGCAATACAAGATCATCGACCAGTACGCCTATCGGATGAGTGTCCCGCAGGGTGCGTTGGCCGCCATCTATTCAGCTGCCGATGTGTTGTTGGCTTGCTCGATGGGTGAGGGGTTTGGTATTCCTGTGGTTGAGGCTCAGGCGTGTGGGACTCGGGTGATCGTGTCGGATTACACCGCTCAGCCGGAGCTGGTTGGGTCGGGTTGGAAGGTGGAAACGCAGCCGTTCTGGGATGCGGCTCAAAAGGCCTGGTTCTGCACCCCACAGGTACCATCCATCGTGGATGCCCTGAGAGCCTCCTACGAGGCTCCCAGAGGGGCGGATAAGGCCGCTGTGGAGTTTGCTAGCCAATACTCGGCAGATCGCGTCTATGAGGCTCATTGGAAGCCAATCATGAAGGAGTTGTCGGCATGGTGCCGGTCATCGTCATCCCAGTCCTGAATCGATACGACCTGCTCGAACGATGCCTGGCCTCTATCGACTATCCCGTAGATACCCTCATCATCATTGACAATGGTGGACAGGCAAGCCTGTGGGGTTGCCCCTGGCTGGTCGATCATCGCCAAATTGACGATTACCGAATCTGGTCAATGCCCAGCAATCTCGGGGTCGCAACCTCGTGGAATCTCAGCATCAAAGCCACCCCTTACAGCAAGGACGGTTGGTTGCTACTGAACTCGGATGCCTGGTTTGAGCCTGGCGCATTACAGCAGTTTCACAGCGAATGCAGCCCAGACACGATCACCCTCGCCGGTCGTCCAGGCTGGTCGTGCGCCCACGTCGGACGCAACGTAGTCGCCAAGATTGGTCTATTCTGCGAGAACTTCCATCCCGCCTACTTTGAGGACAACGACTTCGAGCGTCGAGCGCAAGCACACGGAATCCCTATTGTTCACTCGTCAGCCAAGGTTAATCACGACAACTCCTCAACTATTGCCTCTGACCCGTCTCTAGCTGAGGCCAACGCCAAATCTTTCCAGGCGAATCAGGAACTTTATCTGCGACGCTGGAATGACGGCCTATACCCAACCCCCGAGGAATGGTCGCTGGAACGTCGATGTGAATTGGGGTGGGACAAATGAGCATCGCGCTTGTCGGTTGTTCATCAGCTGAGTATTGGGAACGGTGGGGTCAGCAGTTCTGTGAGTCAATTCAGGCAATGCGAACTAAGCCGGACGAGGTGATTATTGCGTCGCTGGAGCCGCTGAATGTACCGAACTTCGTGACCAACATTGAAACCAAGGAACTGTTCTGGGATTCATGGAATGACGCGATTCGCCATAGCACGAGCGATTGGGTGTGGCCTGTTGGGGTGGATGACCTGTTTGAGGTTGATGCCTTGGAGAACTTGGATGAGTCGGCTGAGGTGATTGCGATTGCTGGTCGTGAGTCGACAGGTGCGTCGTTTGTCCCTGATCCGCATGGGTTTGAGCAGATTCTTCAGGTGGGGTTCAATCCTATGCGAGGGTCGATTATGTTGCGTCGGGATGTGGCGATGGCGTTGCCTTGGCGTCCTGTGAAGTGGGCTGATTGGATGCAATGGTGCGAGATTCGGTATCACGGGTATCGGGTGGTGTTTGATTCGCAGAGTCGAATGGTTCATGTGCGTCATGCTGGAGCAATTTCGATGAACTCGGATTCGGTGGCTGAGGCTCAGGTGAATCAGTTGAAGCATTGGTTGTTGACGGTTGGTGTGAAGCCTGGGGCTGAATGGCCTCCTGTGTTGTTGGGGTAACATAGAGCCGTATGATTACCAACGGTTACGCGACCAGGAATCAAATCAAGGCCGCCCTCAGAATCGGTACAGCCGACACGCTTGACGATGACCTGATTGATAACTGTGCTGAGGCTGCGAGCCGTTTGATTGACGGTTATTGCAATCGCCAGTTCTGGGCTGTTGCTTCTGCGACCTCCCGCATCTTCACCGCTGAGTCCGAGTTCACCTGCTCGATTGATGACGTGTCCGGCACAGCGATTACGCTCCAAACCTCAACGCTTGGCGATGGTGTATTTGACATCACTTGGACTTCTAGCGACTATCAGTTGGAGCCGTTGAACGGTGTGCTGGATGGATTGGCTTGGCCGTATGACCGCATCCGTGCAGTCGGCGACTATCTGTTCCCCACCTTGAATGCGAACTACGGTGAGCAGGCGTTGGTGAAAGTGACCGCCACATTCGGTTGGCCTTCGGTTCCTTCGACGGTGACGCAAGCGACGATCATTCAGGCGTCACGAATCTTCAAGCGTTACGACTCGCCACTCGGGGTGGCTGGGTTCGGTGACATCGGTGCTATCCGTGTGTCACGCTTCCTTGACCCTGATGTCGCGCAGCTCGTCGAACCGTATCGACGAATGCGGATGTTTGCGTGAGCGCAGCAACCACCGTCACCCAAATCAAAGAAGGCCTCCAGACACGTCTGGCGACCATCCCTGGGCTTCGTGCCTATGCTCAGCAACCCGACAACATCAATGCCCCGTTCGCTTGGCCGATGCTGGAATCCATCACCTACAACGGTGCGATGGGCGGAGGCTTAGTTATTCATACGTTCACGGTGTCGGTTGTGGTGGGTCGCGCTGCGGAACGCTCAGCCCAGAACGCCCTAGACGGCTATCTGTCCTATGAGGGTGCGACTTCGGTTCGAGCTGCAATTGAGGCTGACAGATCGCTCGGCGGTGTCGTACAGAACCTCATCGTTGAAACTGCCTCAAACATCTCGACGATGGATGGGAACGATACGACCTACCTGATGGTGGACTTCAGGGTGGTTGTGTACGCCTAACCCTTGAGAGGGTGAAGCGTTGGGGTGTAGTGTTGGGGTTTGTAATCCAACCCCTCTAGTGCCGGAAGGCAGGAGTCACAAACAATGGCAAAGCAAGTTCTGACAAACGTGGCCGTCACCTTCGGCACCGCGAACACGGACATCACTTCGTATGTCGCAGCAGTCACCCTCAACCTGACCGCAGCGGAAATCGCAACCACGAACTTCGGTTCGTCGGGTGCAGTCACCCGCATCCAAGGCCTGAAGGATCACTCGGTCACGATTGACCTGCACCAGGACTACCCAGTCATCGAGAAGTTGTTCTACGACGCCTTCGCGAACGGCACCGCAGTTGCGATGACCGTCAAGCCAAACGGCACAGGTGCAGCATCCTCGGCCAACCCAAGCTACGCCTTCAACGTGCTTCCCGTTTCGTGGACGCCAGTCGCAGGCGCAGTCGGCGAACTCGCCACCGCCAGCATCACCTGGCCAATCGACGGAAACGTCACCAAGACCGGCACCGGCGCATAACTTTCATCACAACCCTTACCTGCGGAGGTAACAAATGAAACTGCCACTTGAAGTGGTCAGCGCATCCGACGGCTCAATCCGAATCGTCATCGCCACATTCCCAGACTTCATCGCCTACGAACAGAAGTTCAGCAAGAGTGTCGCAAAGTTCGAGGATGGTTTGTCACTCACCGATCTTGCATTCCTCGCTTGGCATGCCGAGCATCGCACCAAGAAAACAGGGTTGGACTTCGACTCCTGGTGCAACGAGCAAGAGGCGATGACTTTGGGAGATGCAGCGCAAGCCGTGATCGCCCCTTTGGAGAGCAGTCAGCCCATTGGCTGATCGCATATCTGTCCTGCGAGACAGGTATCGCTCCGTCGGTGTTGCTGGCTGAATCACCCAGAATGCTCTACACAATGGTCGGCTATCTCCGATGGAGAGCCGTCCACATGAACAGGTAATCTCGCTCTATGGCATTTCAAGGCATCCCACTCGGACGCGCTTCCTACGTCTCAATCAAACCTGACTCAGGCAAACCCGCTGTCCTCATCGATGGCCTCGCCGACTTCCTCCGCAAAGCAGCCAAAATGGACGACCGGTTCAACTCGCACATGCGAGAAGCCTCCCGAATGGTGGCACAGCAAATCATTGACGAAGCCAAGATGGAAGCGTCAACCGTCACTAGGAACCGTCAAGCCATTGAGGTCATGAGAGGCATGAAGGCGTACAACGACCGAATCCCTGCCGTCAAACTTTCAAGCTCCTCCAACTTCGTATCTCTATCTCGACCTAACAGGGATCGCACCAAGAACGGTGGGAAGAAGGTGACTCGGGGTGACGTGTTCTTCGGTGCCGAGTTCGGTGGACAGGCTCGACCCAGCACCCGCCAGTTCTTGAGGCATCGAGGCAGATCGGGCTACTTCTTCTGGCCGACCGTCCGCAAGATGAAGGACAAGATCGCCCAAGACTATCTGGCTGCGATAGATAGGGTTCTCAGGACTCTCGCCGATTAGTTGACTTTGCCTGCCGGTTGGCTAGGGTGGGGGTGAGGAGGGCTTGGTATGGCGGTTTGGTTTAGTTCGGTGAAGGCGGTTCAGCCTCAGCCGTTGGCGTCCTCCTGGTCGCAGCTCAAAGAGTTGCTGTTGTTTCATGAGGAGAATGAGGTGAAGTCGGCTGGGGCGTTGTGGTCTCCTGTCACCTATTACGAGAACACGACTCGCGGGAACAGGAATGTTCGGTTTGTGGAGTCGCTGGTGGTGGACTTGGATGGTTCGTCGTTTGAGTCGGCTCGGCTGGACGGGTTGGAATGGTTTGCGTATTCGACGTATTCGCATCGGTTGGATGATCCGCACTATCACTTGGTTCTGCCGTTGGCTGAGCGTGTGCCTGCTGGGTTGTGGCGGGCGGTGTGGTTGGAGATGGTTGAGCGTCTCAACCTTCCTGCCGACCCACAGACGAAAGACCCTGCCCGACTGTTCTATCTGCCTCAGCATGCGCCTGATGCACCGTTTGAGTTTCATGAGGGTTCGGGTGTTCTGCTCGATACGTCGTTTGATTGGGATGATGTTCATTCGTCTGAGCCTGTGGTGCGTCAGGCTAGGAATCCTCGGAAGGTTCGGGCTGGTGCGGAGATGTTGTCGGAGGGTTGGTGGGCTTCTGCTGATGTGTCGTGTTGGGCTGGGTTGGAGGGTAAGGAGTTGTATCGGGTGATGCTTGCTGAGTGGGAAAGCCTGTATTCGCAGTTGAAGTAGAATCGGCGCGTGGCTGGTGCGCGTACATTCGTTGTTCGGTTCGTCTCTGATACCGACAAGGCTCTCGATGGGTTCAAGAAGCTCAATAACGGGCTGGCTGGGGTTGGCAATAGTGGCACGGTCGTCAGCCGATCGTTCAAGGACATGTTCACGGGGGCTGCGGTTGCGACGGCTGGGGTGTCGGCTGCGGTGGTGGGGGTTGCTGGTGCGTTGTACAAGGCGACGCAGGCGGCGGCTGAGGATCAGAAGAGTCAGGCGTTGTTGGCCGATCAGTTGCAGAAAACGGTTGGTGCTTCGGATCAACTGATTGCTTCGACTGAGCGATTGATTGCTCAGCAACAAGCATTGACCGGTATCTCGGATACCCAGTTGCGTGACGCTCTTTCGATTCTTGTTCGTGGCACAGGTGATCTGACCAAGGCACAGAATCTGCTGTCGACGGCGATGGACATCAGCACCGCTACCGGCAAGGACTTGAACAGCGTCAGTATTGCATTGGCTAGAGGTGCGAACGGTCAATTCACAGCACTCACCAGGCTCGGTATCCCGATTGATGAGAACACAAAGAAGTCCAAGGATTTCAATCAGGTTCTTCGTGACTTGAATGCACAGTTCGGTGGTGCTGCGAAGACTGCTGCCAGCACGTTTGAGGGGCAGTTACGGATTCTGCAAGGTCAGTTCGGTGAGATTGTTGAGACGGTTGGGGCGGCCTTGTTGCCGTATCTGCAACAGTTCTCTGATTTCATTGTGACGAATGTGGTGCCTGCGGTTCAGCGCATCACGACCGTTCTTGGGGAGAAGGGTTTGGTGGCCGCCTTTCAGCAGTTGGTCTATGAGTCTGGGAAGAGTGCGCCTGCTCTGATCGGTGCATTTAGGGCAATCACAATCGGTGTCGCAGAGTTTGTCAATGTGACGGCTCGAGCGTTCAATGTAACGAAAGCACAGTTCCAACTTCTCAGGGGCGATGTTGTTGGTGCAGTCAAATCGTTCGCTGCTGCCACGAAAGAAGTCATCGATACCGATGCCCTCCGCTCAGCATTTGATTCGCTGGCTGTCGGCATCAATCACTACAAGCGTGAGGTGACGACGGCTGATCGGGCTGAGCGTCAGTTCAACGCAACCGGTGAGGCGACCATTGACACGTTCGGTGAGGGCGGTGGTGGCGGTAAGGGTGGGGTGGCTAAGACCGTCAAGACTGCGGCTGAGAAGTTGAAGATGTTGACCGATGCGATTGATAAGTCGACGGCTGCGTCGAAGAGGTTGAAGTCGGCTGGGGAGTCTATGGCTGATTCGCAGAAGTCGTTGGCTGATGCGACTTCGGAACGTGAGAAGGCTCAGGCTGCGTTCAATCAGGCGGTGGCTGGGTATGGTGCTGATTCGCAGCAGGCTAAGGATGCTCAACGGAAGTTGGATGCGGCTCAGCGTGATGTGGCTCGATCTGGTTTCAGGGTTGAGCAGGCTGTGTTTGCGGTGAAGGATGCGGAGAAGGAGTTGGCTGAGGTTCGCAAAGACCCTGAATCGACTCCGCAGATGATTCGTGAGGCTGAGATTCGTTTGGCTGAGGCGAAGTTGGCTGTGACTGATGCGACGGATGCCCAGTATGAGGCGACGAAGGATTTGGGTGAGGCTCAACGGTTCTTGAATGAGCAGGTGTCGGGTGCGATTCCTGGGTCGCAGGTGTATGAGGAGTTGGCTTCGGATTTGGCTGATGCGAAGGAACGTGAGGCCGATATGACGAAGCGTGTGGCTGAGGCTATCGATGCTCAGCGTGAGGCGTTGGATGCATACAATGAGTCGCTTCGTGTGCAGTTGGATTTGGCTAAGCAATTCCCGAAGATTTCTGCTGGTGTGCCGAACCCGTTTGCGTCTGAGCTTGCTTCAATCCAGCAGACTCAAACAGCAGCACAAGCCGGGATTGTTGCAGCCCCGACGGTTGCGGTGACTGTGAACGCTGGGTTGGGTGCGTCGGGTCAGGAGGTGGGGGCTGAGATCGCTGAGTATTTGCGTCAGTACGCTACGGTGTCTGGGGTTCAGTTCTCGAATGGTTCGACCGGCGCATTGTTCGGAAGGTAGCCGATGGCCAAGACGCTGAACTGGGGGGAAACATTCAAGGTGCTTCTCGATGTTGGCTTCATCACGGACGCATTCACCCTCGACTCCTCACTCCTTGACGGCACCGATGTCCTAGACGGATCAACCGACTTCGTAGACATCACCGAATACGTCCAATCCATCAACATCAACCGAGGCCGAACCAGCCAACTTGACACCTTCAACCCAGGCACCCTCTCCATCGTCGCCGACGACAGGGCATCAGGACGCCAATTCGATCCCCTCAACACCGCCTCCCCCTGGTATGAAGGCGACCTTGGCATCGCACCACGCCGAGCAGTCGAAGTTTATGGTGGCTCAGCCGGAACAGCAGCCCTCTACAAAGGCTACGTCTACGACCTCAACATCGACTACGACGAACCAAACCTGTCCACCGCCACCATCCTCGCAGTCGACGCCCTCGCACAACTCGGACAAACCAACCTCAACGCCTTCAACCCATCCAGCCAACTCACCTCAGCCCGCGTCTCCGCCATCCTCGACCGCAGCGAAGTCGCCTGGTCAACCGCCCTCCGAGACATTGACACAGGTGTAGCCACCTGCGGCACCTTCGCCTACGAAGACCAAACCAACGTCCTTCAAGCCTTGCAAGCCGTACAGCTCGCAGAGAACGGCAGACTGTTCGCAAACCGTCTCGGCCAAGTTGAGTTCGATGCTCGCATCACCAGCACATTCGCCACCGCAGTCGCCAACCTCGGAGGCACCGCTGTCACCTCCATCCCCATTCAAGCCCTCTCCAACGTGTACGGTGCAGAAACCGTCCTCAACCGAGTCTCCGTTCAAATCTCAGGTGGCAGCACATCCAGCATCGCATCAGGCTCAGCCTCCCAAGCCGAGTATGGAATCAAAAACTTCTCCCTCACCGACATCCCACTCGTCAACGACGCAGCAGGCTCAGCCCTCGCCTCAGCCCTCCTCAACACCTACCAGAACCCTGAGGTTCGATTCGATGAGGCAACCATTCTCGTCAACCCGTTGAGTGACGCACAGATCGAGACGATGGCCGCACTTGAGATCGGCGACGTGCTGACCGTCACCAAGAACTTCACGACCGGTAGCCCAACCAGCATCACCAAGAACGTCGTCATCGAAGGCATCCAACATGTCGTCACCCCATCGCGGCACGACGTTCGACTTCGCCTCGGGCAAGTTGATGTCCTCACCCCATTCCTCCTTGACACATCACAACTCGACGATGCCACCGTCGGCCTAGGGTAGAATCAGAACACTATGGCAGGGCTTGGACGCAAACAATGGTCACCAGGGGACACCCTCACCGCAGCCGACGTCAACGGCTACCTCATGGAACAAATGGTGATGGTGTTCGCAGGCACCGCCGCACGAGCCTCAGCCATCCCAACCCCATCCGCAGGAATGTGCAGTTACTCAACCGCCTACGGCTTCGTCGTCTACGACGGCTCAGCCTGGGTGAGCGTGTAGATTAGGAGACATCATGCCAGGTCTTGGAAAGAAAACATGGTCAGCAGGAGACACCCTCACCGCAGCTGACGTCAACGGATACCTGATGGATCAATCCGTCATGGTGTTCGCCGGAACCGCAGCCCGCGCCTCAGCCATCCCCACACCATCGGCTGGGATGGTTGCGTATTCGACGGCCACAGGTTTGCAGGTTTACAACGGTTCGGCTTGGGTTGATTTGTCGACTGGGTATGGTTCGGCGACTGGTGGTTCTGGTACTGCTGTTGGTACTGCGATCAGCGGAACGAACTACAACGTGCATACGTTCACGGCTGATGCGAATCTTGTTGTCGGTAAGGCTGGCTTGTTTGATTTCTTGTTGTTTGGTGGCGGAGGTGGTGGTTCTGCTGGTCAGGATGGGACTAATCGTTCTGGTGGCGCTGGTGGAGCTGGTGGGAGATTGCAAACCACTATGTATCTTGCTGCTGGAACCTACGCAGTTACTATCGGTGCTGGTGGTGCTGGTGGTGCTGGTGGTGCTGGTGCTGCTGGAAGTCAATGGGGTACTCAAGGAGCGTCAAGCATAATTGGTTCTGTTTGTGCCGTTGCTGGTGGCGGTTCTGGAATGAATCCATTTATTGTCGGTGTGAATACTCGTAACGCCGTGAGGGGCGGTTGTGGTGGAGGTGGTGCTGCGTACAACGGTGGTGGATCAACCACCTATCATCAGGGCGCATTGTCTATCTATCAGAACACAAATTATGGTTACGCGGGTGGCGATGGCGCACAGGATGGAGGCGCAGGTGGTGGCGGCGGCGTTGGTGGTGTTGGGCAAAACCAGGTCACTAGTGGTGCTGTTGGCGGTGCTGGCGGAATTGGTGTTGATGTGTCGACCTTCATTGGTGGATCGACATTGAACAAGGGTGGGGGGGGTGGGGGAGGTGGCAATACTGGCGGTGCTGGTGGTTCATCTATCGGTGGTGCTGGCGGTGGTTTAGGTGCTGCTGGTTCTGCTGCTTCAGCAAATACCGCATCTGGTGGTGGTGGTGGTGGTAATCCGAATAATTCAACTTCTACTGCTGGTGGTGCTGGTGGTTCGGGAATCGTGTATGTCAGGTACAAGGTATGACCGCTCAATACTTCGCTCAACTTGATGACAGCAATGTGGTGACCTATGTTGCCGTCGTCAGCGCAGACTTCATGGCCGAGAACCCTGAGCGTTACCCTGGACGCTGGGTAGAAACATTCTTCGACACCGCAGGCAAGACCTATGCGGGTGTCGGTTACATCTATGACGAAGACACGGACGACTTCGTTGCACCAGTATCGCCAGAACCGATCACGCCGCCGGCTAAGTAGGCTCGCGCTACTTCTTCCTGCGTTAGCGTTCGCGTTCTCCCCGCAATCAGCACAGGCTGAGGTTCTGCCTGGGCTGATCGTCACGGCCTATGAGATTCCTCCGTCATATCCGGTGAGGGATGATGAGACGTATCCGGTGTGCAACATCTATGTCGAGTCAAATATCAACCAGTCGTGGGGTGGCGGGTCGGTTGGAGGGTGTCGTGCTGATTGGGTGATGTTGCATTATCAGGGGTTCATTCAGATTCCTGAGCATGAGACGATCGAGTTCATGGTGGCCGCTGATGACGGTGGGGTGGTTGAGGTTGCTGGGGAGGAGTTCGGTACGTGGGATGAGAAGGGGTGTTCGTGGTCGTCGGCCATAACGCTGTCCGTTATGCCAGGCGAATATGAGATTGACGGCTGGTTCTATGAGGCTGGTGGCGGCACATGCTTTATGCTGGCTTGGAAGATTGACGACGCATATTGGGAGATCGTTCCAGCATGGGCATTCACAACGGAATCCACACCGACGACGACGATCTCTACTACTACTGTCCCCGACACGACTGCCCCTGCCACGACCACTACTTCTACGACGCTTCAGGAAACCTCAACCAGTCAGCCGACCACAACGACTGAACCGTCTACAACGAGCGTCGAGACGACTTCAACAGTTGCCGATACAACAACGTCAACAACACAAGCACCGCCACCTGTTTGGGTGCCTCCAGCAACCACAACAACGGAAGCATCAACCACCACAACAACATCGGAACCTCCAACTGAAACAACTGTAACAACCCAGCCACCTCAGACTACCCAGCCCGAACCGTCAACGACCATCCCTCAAACGACGGTCGCCCCAACCAACATCCCCAGCACCACCATCCCTGACACGACGACGAGCAGCTCGACGACCCTCGCCATAGACACGACGACCACCGTGCCACCGATCCAACCGGACATGAGCAATCAGCAGATTCTCCAACAAGCCATCAATCCTTCCGTAGTTGAATCCCTCTCAACCACCGAAGCCGAAGTTCTATTCGCCTCATTGGACGAGGAATCCGTCACAGAAGACCAGGCTGCCCTCATCATCCAAGCCCTCGACGAAGCACCCGACGAAGTGAAACAAGCATTTGAGGAGAACGTCAACGTGTTCTCAGGCCTCTGGTCGTCTTACAAGATGGTCGGTCAAACCATCAGCGTCGCGGAACGAGTGACGCTCGTGGCGGTTGCGAATACAATGGGAGCAGCAACGGCAGTCCTGCGTAGACGGAACTAGGAATGATACGCAGAATCACGAAGGAACTTCTCGCCCTCGGACTCACCATCGGGGCATCCCTCATCACCCTCATCACCCTCTCAGGAACCGTCCAAACATGGGCACTCCTATTCACGCTGATTGGGTTCGCACTACACTTGTTGAACGTAGCCATAACTCC